TATATTTCAATTTTATATTTATTTATGAATCTAATTTCTGTATAACTATATCCTTTTTTATTGTTTCATAATTATTTTCTATATTATCATTTCCATTTTGAGGTATATAATTTGCATCAAGTTCATTGCCATCAAAATATTGATTTGGTGTTGCTGTTTTTTCCCCTTCAGAATTATCAACACCACCTTGATTAAAGATTTTTATTATATTTACTGGTTGTTGCGTATCCATTCTCGGTATAGGTATTCTTGGTACGACGGTTGATGCTGCATATTCTTCTTCTAAAGCTTCATTATTATCTTCTTGCATATATGATGGTGTTTTTTCTAAAGTTTCAACGTCGAATACATTCGGTTTTCTTATTCTAGTCTTATCAACTATATCTCTGCTGTCTTTTACGGATAATAAGTCTAAATCGTCAGTATCTATAGTGTACATTCCTGTTTTATCATTTTTATGAGTTACTTTCCATAATCGTTTTGATTTGACATCGCCTTTTAATAATACTTTATCGTTCAGTTCTATTTTGTTAGATCCTCCGTATTGTGCTTCGGAATTATTTGATGAATAATCATTGATATTGAATTGTGGACTATTGCTGTTGTACTTTATAGGAGATGTGTCTGAAGACGGTATATACACTGGAGTTGTATCTATAGGCATATAAGGTGATTGATAAGAGTCTTCATTAGAATTTATTTTGCTATCTTCTATTGTGTCATCTTTTTTCCCTTGCATGTATTTTGCTACATCAAGTCTATCGTATTGTTTTTTGTCATTTTCCATTAGTTTTCCTAAACTAATATTTTCACTACTACTTGAGAGACTCGGTAATTGTTCGACTGGTGACATATCATCATTTGTCTCATTTTCATCCTTTTTAGCTTCATTTTTCTCTTGGTTAAGAATATTTTGTGTATCTTCAATAACCTCTTGTATAGTAATTTTTTCTTTATTTACCAGTAAATTTAGATTTTTTGAAAAATTCATATTCTCTATTTGATTAATATTATCGTCTGTAATAATACGTAACTGAACATTAAGACCCTGTAACTCTTGAATTAACAATTTTAGAGTGTATGGTACATTTACAATACTAAAATCCCTACCGTGTTTTGTATATTGTATTGCTTCAATCTCTTTATCTTTTTCTACTGATCCAGTGTATTTTATTGGTCCATCCGCACTAGGGCTTATTAGTAAATCTTTGGATGGATTATATATAGCAATCATACCACTCTTATTACATATAGCTAATTTGTATTTATCACCTCTATCCATCATTGATTCTCTCAAGAATGAAGACATACCATGTGAAATAACTGCATCACGTTCCATTTCTCCTATACGCAATCCTCCATCGTTTGCACGACCACTTACTGGTTGTCTAGTTAGATTGGTTAATGGACCAGTTGCTCTGTGATTTATTTTGTCTTTTACCATATGCTTCAATCTCATGTAATATGTTGGTCCTATAAACACGGATGCTTCTAATTGTTTCCCTGTCATACCATCATATAAAATTTCATCACCATTAGAATGGAAATTATGCTTTGATAGTAATTCTCCAAACATTCCTAGTTTGTTTTCGCGATTGTAAAATGACGTACATTCTCCTGCAGTACCTTCCATACAACACGCTTTTCCGGTAATACACTCAACCATTTGTCCAATTGTCATTCTAGATGGTAGAGCATGAGGATTTATAATCATGTCTGGTCGAATACCGTCTTTGGTAAAAGGCATATTTTCTTCTGCAATAACCATACCTACCGTTCCTTTTTGGCCAGCACGAGACGCAAATTTATCACCGAATGTGGGAATTCGTTCTTCTCTTATACGAATTTTTGCAATGCGCTGTCCTTCGTCTCCTTCTGTTATAAACGATTTATCAACTGTACCGAGCTGTCCTTTTTTCGGAGTTTTAGACGAGTCTTTCCTTTTGCCGGTTGCAGAATCAACAAGAGTAGATGAACCAATAAGAACAATCTTGTCATCTATTTCAGTATTTTCAGCAATAAGACCGTTTTCATCCAAATAACTGTAATCATAGTCAGGTTTCATACCTTCTATATTTTCTAAATTAAGAACATTCTGAAATGTTATATCATGCGTAACAGTGTCATTTTTTATTTCTTTTTCTTCATGAGCGCTGTAAGTAGTATAGTAAGTCGTTCGAAAAAGACCTCTTTGTAGCGCACCTTCATTAATAAGAACAGCGTCTTCTACATTGTACCCAGTATAACACATAATAGCTACGATTGCATTTTCGCCATATGGATTTTCTTCGTTATTGATGTACTGTAAGTATCTTGATTTCACAAGAGGAATTTGTCCGTTGTTTAATACCACTGCTGTCTTATCCATACGTAATTGGTAATTTGAACTGTATAATGAACATGCTTGCTTACTTTGACCGCATGAAAAAGAATTACGAGATGCTGGGTTATGTTCCAAAAAATTTATTAAATTACACATTACTCCATAAGTAGTAGATGGGTGTATTTCACAATGAGTATATTTACAATTAGAAGCAGTTATTTCATCGAATTTCATTGCAATCAACGAAGATTCGGTTTCCTGTGTGTCCAAATATTCAAGAAGAGCTTTAGATTCATTTATAGATTCTTTTGGAGATTTATACAAGTCTTCCCAATTGTAAATTTTATCTGAAAAAATTTCAAAGTTCGCTGATTTTTCAAGAAATCCACTTATAAGTTTTGTCCATAGATTTGTATTTGTAGGATTAGTCAATTCTTTTTGAATTTTATCCCATTGACTCTTATTATCGAATACAAATCTATTATCATCATCTTTATAAAATATAGGTCTGCATAATCTACCACCGTCGCACTGTAAAGTTATTGTGTTTCGCAAATAATCAAACGCACAACTTATAGTAGCTGGTATTAATCCTTGTCGTCTAAATAGTTTTACTTTTTTTATTGTTGAAATTGGATCTGCTACACATCCTACCCAATATCCATTAACAAAAACTTTGGTTAATATTCCGCATCTATCAGGAGTAATGTTTTTTAGTTTTTTGAGAGAAAAATTACTACATAGCCATTCTATAACCGGTTCTCGAGAAAGAAACGTTGTCACATGAGTCATAATTGACAAGTGTTTATGAAGACCAATGTTACCTCCGTCTGGTGTATCAATCGGATCTATGATACCCCATTGAGAACCGTGTAATACACGTGGTGCAACTAACTTTACGCTAGAATCCATTGGTAAATTTATTTTTCTAAGATGACTAATTAATCCATTATGAGATAACCGATTCAAGTCTTGAACAACACCAACTATTTTTGTATGTGCGCTTGCCCCCCAATTCCCTTTAAACGCTTTTCTAAATCCCTCTTCAACTTTTCTTTCGGAAAATGCTTCTTGGTATTTCGCGTTTATCATATTGCTTAAATCCGCATAAGTATCTTTTCCGAATTCGTATCTTGTTTCAAAGAATTTTTGAATGTGTTTTTGTTGTAATTTATAATACTCTCTGAATAAATCTCTCATTAAAGGCCCTATTAGTGTTAATCTTTTACATTTATAACTGTCTCTGTCAGTTGTCGGTTCTAAACCACAAGCTACAGACATTAATCTATTTACCATATATCCCAAATGATAAGCTTTTTCTAGAAAATTTACTTCTCCTACGTGAGGTAAAAAATAGTCGGATAATATACGCATTGTTCTAGTAATTGATCGTCCTTTTACCAAAAGAGAAATAAAATATACAGCTTCGTATTGAGTTGTAATTGAAGCTGCATCGTGAATACATGCTTCTAGATATGGAGCAAACTGAACATTCAATTGACTAGAATCTTGTAGAGTGCAATATGAAATTATTTCTTCATCTGTCAATATTCCTAATGCTCTGAAAACAACAAAAAGAGGTATTGGTTTATTACCTGCGTTTGGTATGAATACTCCAATGTTATTTTTACTTATTGTTTTTGTAGAAGCCAGTATTTTTACAGATAAATGCCTTACTGGTTTTGAAACATTTTCGCTTACCGACTTTAAATCAACCGAATACAAATATTTTTCATCGTTATCCTTATAAATGTTTAGCATATTACTTCCAAACTCTTCTTGAGGGATTACTACTTTCTCCTTGCCGTTTATAATGAAATAACCTCCGTTATCGTTTTTGCATTCTCCTAAAGAAAATCGCAATTCACGAGGAAGATTGTGAAGAACACATAATTTAGATTGGACCATTATGGGAAACTGCCCAAGATATATTTTGTTAAGTTTCATTTTGATGAATTGAGTTTTACTTTGGATTTTTGTGTTTTCTCTTATTTTAGCCAATTCAGATGGAGTATAATCTTTTTTGTATATTTCTCCATTTATTGTTGTATCCTTTGAATCAAGTTCATCGAAAACAGCATATCCATTTTCATCTAATACTGTAGGAATGTCGTTTTCTCTCAATATTCTTGTATATTCTATTTCAACATCATAGTGAATTGTAATTGAATATGTCATATCTCTTAATCTACATTCATTAGGAAACATGTAATGTGCATTGTCATTTGGATCGTGTATAATTGGCTTACCAAAATAGACAAGTTTTCCCTCTTTACCTCCAATGTACATTAAACATTTTGACCGAAATTCTTGCAACTCTGTATCATAATCAACTTCCAGTTTAATAGGGTTCATTTCCTTGAATAATTGAAATATTTGAGTGTCGTAAAACTGATTAAACGAGTCAACGTGGTGTTTCACTAAAGCCTGTGGGTTTTCTTGAAAATATACATCTATTAATTTCCAAACTGTTGATTCATCCATGGTACACCTATAGTAATAAATTACATTAATATTTCTGTTCTTTTCAGGTAAAAATAAAAAGTGAGTTTATAGTATAAAAATGGATATTATAAAATACTTGTTTGGACCATTAGAAAAAAATAAATTTTGCGTTTTTTTCCTAGTCCTTACTATCATAGGCTTTGTATTATTGTTCGGTTCAATAATGTTATTATTATACAACATATTCAATAAATCAAAAACTGTTTCATTTTTTAATAATATTCTGACTATTGGATTTTATTTTGCATTTTACCTCCAATCTAGAATTTTATATTCTGTTTGTATGGGTTCTATATAGATATTTAGGAATAATAGAAAACTTGACAACAAAAAAAATATAGTTCATAATATATAATATGTCTATCGAAAGATATTTGTTTGGACCTCTTGACAAAAAGTATTGTTTGTTGTTTTATGTCTTTTCAGTGATTATGTTTATTGTATTTGTTATTGGACTGTTTGGATTTGTTTTCAACATGTATAAAGGAAAGAAAATGGACAGCACACAAACATTTCTAGTTCTTTATTCTCTATTGGCAACATTCTTAGGTTATCTCTCATACAGACTTTTGAATAGCATGTGTGTTGTTAGTAACCTAAAGGAATAATTTTTAATTCATATTATAATACGATATTTTATGTATTATAATATTTTCAAATACTTAAATGTATAAACCACCTGAATGTTTGCAATGAGACCATTTCAGCGCATTCCATTTTAAAACATTACTGATATGAATTATTGGTTATTCACAGAAAAACGAAATATTTTATAATTTCATTATGGATATATTATACTACAGCAACTATTGCAAACATTCAAAAGGAATTTTAGACTTTTTAGTAAAGAATGATATTGTAAAGTCTTTGAATTCGATTTGTATTGACAGAAGAAAAGTTCATCCTCAAACAGGACAAACTCATATTATTTTGGAAAATGGAAATACTCTTTTACTTCCACCAAATGTACATTCGGTACCATGTATTCTGTTAGTAAAAGAAAATTATAGATGTGTTTTAGGGAACGAAATAAAAAGTTTATTTAGTTCAAAAGTAAGAGATTCCCAGGATATAGCACATCAAGGAGAAGGAGAACCTCTATCATATTCTTTAGGAAATAGCACAAAAAGTATTTTTTCTGAAAAATTTACTTCTTATTCTGCATCTACAGAAGAATTAAGTGCAAAAGGTTCAGGTGGAAATCGACCTTTATATAATTACGTGTCTGCAAATCAAACTAATGCAAGTATAAATACTCCACCTGATACATACAAACCAGATAAGATATCTAAAGATATAACGATTGATACTATACAGCAACAAAGAAATGAAGAGGCGAATCTTGGTAACACAAGAAAACCAGACTTTTTACCATAATATAAAATTTAAAAAAAAATATAAATATGTTTAGTTATATATTTATATTATGAATAATAGTACGTCATCTATCGTGTTGAAAGCATTTAATAAACACTTTTTCCAATTTCTCGATGATATAATGATTATATTCAATAACAATGAGAAATTACAAAAATCAAAGGATTATTTTATCACCATAAAAAATGCAAATCCAACGTTACTTGCTAAGGTATGGCACACTTATATTTTTACACCATACCATGAAGAAATTTCGAAAGGTGATCTTACGTTTTTCTTTGAAAAAGATTATTCAAATGATGTTCAACGAATGCATAATAGTGATGAGATTCTGAAGTTTATTGATTCCGCTCTAAGAGAACCTCTAAAATCAATGGACGAAAGCAATATGCATAAATGCGTAAAACATTTTCAACTAGTATCTGAATTGTGTGTAAAGTATATTAACGAATCGGATAAAAGTATTCGAAAGAAATAATAAAAACATTATCTATTATGAATAGACATCATTAAATTAGTATATTTAATAATATATATAAAAAGTGTTCATCTGAAAGATCCCAATGTGCAATATTATTGTACAAATCCGTCATATTCATAATTTTTATTTTGCAGTAAATGAAGGATACAACCAGGTTCTAAATTACTTATGTAAGTTCGAACTACGTCTTTTTTCACAATAACTCGAACTGTATCATTCAGAGATGGTTTATAGATATTATAATGTAATTCTCGAATGTGAAACAAAATATGTTTGTTAATTGCATCAGTCGTTTTCTTAATGTACTTTTGAACGTAATCACTGTGCATTTGAATAACAAGATTTTCGTACAATTTGTGAAAACTCCAAAACATGTCTTTGTATTGAGGGAAATGCTTTAAAAACTCTTTTACTTTATGAATTTTCCTTAGACAAATATAGTGAAACATAATATTTGGATGAACACCTCTAATTAATTTCAGCTCTTCATATTGAGGATTTAATACTAAGCATCTATCACCACTTTCTTTATGTAATAACGATACACCCATTATCATGTCTTTAGGGTCAAAGTATTTGTCTTTCATTAACATTAATTCTTTGTATGAAAAACATTCATTTTCGTACTCAATAATAGGAGGTATTTTAATATTACTATCGCATTCAAATGGATTAATATCTTGACTATTTACATATTCAATTTGATTTTTACCATCAGAATTATTAAGTTCATAATACCCCATAAAGTAAATTCTAGGATTTTCAATATTTTGAACAATATGATTTTCAGGATGCTGAAAAATAAAATGATAACAACGACTTTTTTCCATTTTTTTCACAATTTCCAATTTATCAATTGACTTTGTTTTTTCGGTTTCTCCTATACATTCATAAAACATTTCTTTAAATGTTTTGTTTTTATCACCTGGTAGTCTGTAATAAGAATAGTTTGCTGAAACAGAATTTTTGGTCGAAAATTCCCATTTATTTATTCTATTGTCGTAAAAAACTTGTATTGAAACGCCTTCGATCATATTTTCCATTGTAAAATCGTTTTTCTCCATATTACTATGACGTTTCTCAAACATTTCTACACTATATGGTTTAGGTATTCCTATCGAAAGAATTTCTCTAGTTTCAGGATTTAATACAACACCATTATAATTACGCCGGATATCATCGTCATCACATAACATTTTGTCGTCGTAATTCAAAATTACATACTCTGATTCAGTTTCATCATTACGAACAAATTTTGATAATATATTTTGTACCCCCTCAATATATTCTCTATCAGTATTGATTATTTTTGATTTACTCATAACAATAGTATTACCATACAATCACTTTAATATTTATATTGTTATAAAAAATATAAAAATTGAATTTTATAATATGTAACTCTTTTACACAAATTAAATCATGAAAGCTATGAATAGAGTTGACAATACAATGCCAAAAAAGACCGTCCGAAAAAGTAAAATAGTAAAAGATAAAAAAAGAAGTAATGAAAGTTCGCACGTTCTTAATATGATTAAGAATGAAGAAGATAAAAGCGATAATCAAGTGATTGGAAATGAAATTTTGTCGCATTTGGCAAATTACAAAGAAGAACCATTTGATATTATGCAATCTTACTTTGAAAGACGACCACTCGAGCGTCTAGTAAGACATCAGATAGAGTCATATAATCATTTTGTAAATTACCAAATGCAAAGAACTATCGGAATGTTTAATCCAGTCGTAATAAAATCGGACAATGATTACAATGAAAATACAGATAGTTATGGTCTTGTTGTGAATATAAATTTGCGAAACGTAAGATTCCAGTACCCACAGATATACGAAAATAACGGTGCTATGAAAACAATGATGCCAAAAGAAGCGAGATTACGTAATTTTACATATTCTTCAAATACAATTATTGACCTTCATATTGAATATGTTATACGTGATGAAAATGATCAAGAACGTGTTATCAATAAAGTTCTTCCGAATATTAAGTTGTGTTCTCTTCCAGTAATGTTGAAATCATCAATCTGTATATTATCACAACATGGTAAAGATACTAACTATTTGACAGAAGAGTGCGAAATGGATAGTGGTGGATATTTTATTATAAAAGGATCAGAAAAAACGGTTCTCTGTCAAGAAAGAGCGGCTGAGAACAGAATTTATGTTTTCAATGGAAAAAACACTCCAAGATGGGACTGGGTAGCAGAATTTAAATCGGTTCCAGATTCGAAATGCATTTCTCCGAAACAATTAGAAATGATGATTTCCTCAAAGACGAATGTTTTTGGTAAAGGTATATTTGTTGTAATTCCTAGATTAAAGCAAAAAAAATACATTGAGCTATTTGTTCTTTTCAGAGCTCTAGGAGTGCTATCTGATAAGAAAATTTGTGAATATATATTGTTAGACGTAAATGACAGCACAAACAAGGAATTGCTAGAGTACCTACAAGCTTCAATTGAAGATGCAAAATTCTTATTGACTTCCAAAGAGACAATACACGAGGATGCAATTGAACATATTGCATCAATGATTGCCTATAATCCATATCAAAACGAGAAAGGGAGCAAACAAATGAGTAAAAATGAATATACAAAAGAGTTATTTCAAACTGACTTACTACCTCATTGTAAAAGCACCGATCAAAAGTTATATTTGCTGGGTTTTATTGCAAAACGTCTTATTAGGACCGCGTTAAAAATAACCCCTCCTGATGATCGTGATTCCTATTTAAACAAGAGGATAGATTTAACAGGTTCTTTACTGAATAACTTATTTCGTAATCATTACATAAGATTTGTAAAGGATATGGAAAAACAAATTGTTCGAGAAATAAATATAGGTGCATGGAAATCATCGGAAGAATACGAAAATATTATTAACATGACAAACGTTTATAAAATTATAAAACCAACAACTATTGAAAATGGTATTAATCGTGCTCTTTCTACTGGTGATTTCAGTGTAAAACAATCCAGTAGCAGTAGTAAAGTGGGGGTGGCTCAAGTTCTTAATCGTCTTACATATTTAGGAACATTAAGCCATCTAAGACGAGTTAATACACCACTTGAAAAAACAGGTGAATTAGTCGAACCTCGAAAGCTACATAATACAACTTGGGGATTCTTATGTCCAGTAGAAACACCAGAAGGGCAATCAATTGGTATTGTGAAAAACATATCATTTATGACTCATGTAACAATACCAACAAAGAGTGAATCTTTGTATGAACTAGTGAAATCCTTTATCCTAAGTGTAGAAGATGCACTTCATCCAAGTGAATTGTTTGATCAAGTAAAAGTATTTATAAATGGATGTTGGATTGGTATATCCAAAGAACCTATTGATTTTTACAAAATGCTAAAGGACAAAAAACACAAGGGTATTATTAATATTTACACTTCTATTGTGTTTGACTATAGCCGGATGGAAATAAAAATATGCAATGATGGTGGTCGATTATCCAGACCAGTATTAAGAGTAGAAAATAATTCTGCTCTTATCACTTCAGAGATTATTCAAAAATTAAAAGACAAAGAACTACAATGGAATGATCTTGTTACTGATTGTCGCATTGAAGAATCTGTTATTGAATACATTGATCCAGAAGAACAAAATTATAGTATGGTTGCCATAAATTTCAAAAATAAATATATGCATGAATTGACACCATATTATGACAGCAACAAGCCATTGAAAATTAAGTACGATTATTGTGAAATACATCCATGCGCTATGATGGGTGTATTGGCATCATGTGTTCCTTTTCCAGACTGTAATCAAGCTCCTAGAAATACATATCAATGTGCAATGGCAAAACAAGCGATTGGATTGAGTACTATGAATTACGAAAAACGAATGGACAAGACCACATATACCTTGAATTATCCATCACGCCCTTTAGTGGATACAAGAATTATGGACTTTTTGAAACTGAATAAAATTCCATCTGGTTGTCAGGTTCATGTTGCCATCATGTCATACACAGGATATAATCAAGAAGACAGTGTTCTCATAAATAAAGCAGCTATTGATAGAGGTCTCTTTATGGCTACTATATATCACACTGAAAAAGACGAAGATAAGAATATCATTCGTGATGAAATTATTCGTTGTAAGCCAGATCCTTCTAAGACGAAAGGTATAAAACATGGAAACTATAGCAAGTTAAATAGTCATGGGTTTATACCTGAAAATACGCTGGTTGAAAACCGTGACATTATTATAAGTAAGATATCTCCAATA